AAAAGATAGAACTTGCTCGTGAGTATTACAACGCACTAATTCAAATGCTATGAACCAAGAAGTAACCGACAAAGTAGTTTTATCCGTAATGGCTAAGTATGCTGAACGCTCTGCAACTGGACTAAAGAAATACGGAACTACATTAGACCGAGAAGACCTAACTCTTGATCAATGGATAAACCATTTGCTTGAGGAGTTGATGGATGCAACGCTTTATTTAAGCCGTATTAAAAAAGAGATTGAGCTGCATTATGTCAAAGGTTTTTCAGATGGCTACCGAGAAGCGAAAAACACGGAACAAAACAAACAAGGATAAGGGGTAAAAATTGCCACATATCTAAACACGAAATGTAAACTAAACAACAAGAATAATGAAAGATATAACTGATTACGGATTGAATCCGAAAGATGCGATTGAATACACTAAGACTATTCCTGAGGTAAATTATCTATATCAGCACGATATAGGCTTTGCGGGCTATAAAAAAGAGCTTACCGCAGAAGAGCAAGAAGCAATAGGAGCTACATTAATTTGGACTAAACAACAAGAACAATGAAACTAAACAAAGACGACCGCAGAGAAGAAATGGCTGCTATTGGCACAATGATACTGGTAACAGTAATCGCAATTATTTTAGTAATCAATTTAATATATAACATATAATGGAAAACAAAACAAACACAGGAGCAATCTTTAAGAACACGAACAAGAGAATGGACAACCACCCAGACTACAAAGGAAAGGTAAACGTAAACGGTAAAGAGATGGAAGTTGCTTTATGGATAAAAGAAGGCAAAGCAGGTAAATTCTTTTCAGCATCATTTAGCGAGCCGTATGTAGCTTCTACTGAAGAGCGCAGACCTGTTGGAGATAGTATTGACGATGATCTTCCTTTTTGATGTACATAGACGATGACACACTCCGAAAACAACTGCATAGGATACTGCTTGTAAAAACACGAAACCAAATAGTCCAAGACATAAAAGCCAAAGGACTAAAGATGCATCAGTTTCAGTTAAACAACTTCCTTCAGCGAAAAGACGTAACCTTATCAACCTTACACAAGATAGATAACTACGTTTCACGAGAAATTTACTTAAACAATTTAGAGCCACTTTAACAGGTGGCTTTTTTTATTTATTTGCGTGATTAGAATTTAATCCTATATTTGTTTAGAATTTAATCAAATGGATGCACTTAAAATATTAGCAGACCACCACAAAGAATGGGTTAAGATAGTTCGTTCATTTGGAGAGTATGACCTTGCAGAAGACGTTGTACAGGATGTTTACCTAAGAATTGTCAAGTACAATTACGAGGAGAAGATACTCAAAGACGGAAGACCAAACATTGCTTTAATGTGGATGATGCTTCGCAACCGAGCATTTGAAATAAACAAAACTGGTAGTGTTCAGTTTTTATCATTAGACGAAGTAAGAGGAGTTGCAGACGAAGATTCAGAGTTAGAAAAACACGAAGCCTTAGAAAGATTGCACCAAAGAATAAACGAAGAGATGGACAACTGGCATTGGTATGATTCAATGTTATTTAAAGTCTACAAGGAAGGCAACGCATCAATGAGAGACATAGCTAAAGATTCAGGCATCTCACTCACTTCGATATTTAACACGCTAAAAAACTGCAAGGAACGATTGAAAGATGAGGTAGGCGAAGACTACGAAGATTACAGTAATAACGATTTTGATTTAATATAACTAAAATGGCAACAAAGAAAAAAGCACAAGGGTTAGGAGATACCATAGATCAAATAACCGAAGTAACAGGAATTAAGAAGCTCGTTAACTTTATAGCAGGAGAGGACTGCGGATGCGAAGAGCGTAAGCAAAAACTTAATGAGTGGTTTCCATACCGCAAACCCGAATGTCTAACTGAAGAGGAGTACAACTGGCTTACCGAAACACGAATCCTTGAAAGAGAAACATTCAAACCAACCGAAGTAACACAAGTAAAAGAAATCTATTCAAGAATAATGAAAGTACGTTTAGAGCCATCCTCTTGCGCTTCTTGTTTCAGAGAGATAGTATTTAACCTGCGTAAGATTTATCAAGCATACGAATCATAATATGAAAGTAGATAAAGTTAAAATCAGCGAAGTAAAGACGAACCCAAAGAACCCACGTCTAATCAAAGACGATAAATTCCGTAAGTTAGTCAAGTCAATACAAGAGTTTCCGCAAATGCTGGAGCTACGACCTATCGTAGTAGATGAGAACAACATTGTATTAGGCGGCAATATGCGTTTAAAAGCGTGTAAGGAAGCAGGGCTAAAAGAAGTGTTTATTGTAAAAGCTGAAGGTTTAACCGAACTACAAAAAGACGAATTCATAGTCAAAGACAACGTAGGCTTTGGAGAATGGGATTGGGATATGTTAGCTAACGAATGGGACGTAGAAAAGATACAAGATTGGGGATTGGATTTACCTATTGATTTCAGCGTAACAGAACTTGAAGCTGAAGAGGACGACTTTAGCGTTCCTGAAGGTGGATTAGAAACCGATATTGTTTTAGGTGACTTATTTGAAATAGGCGAACACCGTTTACTTTGTGGAGATAGCACAGATAGCGACCAAGTGGCAAAGCTAATGAATGGACAGAAGGCTGATATGGTATTTACTGACCCGCCTTATGGAATGAAGTTAGATGCTGATTATAGTGGGATGAAAAGTGAAATATTTAAAGGTGGAATTGGTGGAAAGAAATATGAAAATATCAAAGGTGACCACGATGATTTTAGCCAAGAATTAATCAATACAATATTTGCTTGTTTTAATGATTGTAAGGAAATATTTATTTGGGGAGCAGATTACTTCGCAGAATTATTGCCTAATAAAAATGACGGTAGTTGGGTTGTGTGGGATAAACGAGCAAATGGTAATGATGATATAATGGAAGATAAAAGTTCAGATAAGATGTATGGTAGTACATTTGAATTATGTTGGTCAAAGAATAAACACAAGAGAGATATTGCAAGAGTGAAATGGGCAGGGATATTTGGAATGCCATCACAAGATACGAAAGGTCGAGTTCATCCAACACAAAAACCTATTGAATTGGCTAATTGGTTCTTTAATAAATGGGGTAAGAATAATGATTTAATCGCTGATTTATATTTAGGTGGAGGAACAACAATGGTTGCATCTCATCAACTTAAACGCAAATGCTACGGTATGGAGTTAGACCCAAAATATTGTCAAGTTATAATTGACAGAATGAAAAAGTTAGACCCAAGTTTAGTAATTAAACGTAACGGAGTTACAATGTAAAAACAGAGTTATGCAAGGAAAAAACGGAGGAACATTAAAACCATTTGATAAAGGCGAAAGCGGAAACCCTAACGGAAGACCGAAAGGAAGTAAGAACCGAAGCACAATAGCTAGACAATGGCTTGAAGTAAATCAATCTCTAAAGAACCCATTAACAGGCGAGCAGGAAACTATGAGCCAAGAGGATTTGATGACGTTAGCATTGATTAAAAAGGCTCGTGAAGGCGATGTAGCTGCGTACAAAGCATTGATGGATTCAGGCTATGGCGCACCGCTTCAGCAAGTAGAACAAACAATAACCGAGTTACCACTATTCCCTGATGTACAAGAGGACAACGGCAACGAATAAGGTACTTGCTTTAAAAAAGCGTATTAAAATTGTTCAAGGTGGAACGTCGGCTTCAAAAACGTACTCAATCCTTGCTGTGTTAATTGACAAGGCACTACGTAAAGACGGACTCGAAATAAGCATAGTAGCAGAAAGCATACCTCATCTAAGAAGGGGAGCATTAAAAGACTTTGTTAAAATACTAAAATGGACAAACCGATTTTATGACCAACAGTTTAACAAATCGCTATTAACATACACTTTTAAAAATGGTTCTTATATTGAATTCTTCTCAGCGGATGACTCTAACAAATTAAAAGGTGCAAGACGTGATATTTTATACATTAACGAGTGCAACAACGTAACCTTTGAGTCATACAATGAGCTTTCAATACGTACAAAGCAAGAGGTGTACTTGGACTTTAACCCTGCCAATGAGTTTTGGGTACACAAGGAACTAAAAGACGAGCCAGACACGGACTTCATAATCTTAACATACAAAGACAACGAGGCACTTGACGAATCAATTGTTACACAAATAGAAAAGAACCGAGACAAAGCAGCTACGAGTTCTTACTGGGCTAATTGGTGGAGAGTGTATGGTCTTGGGCAAGTAGGTAGTCTTGAAGGAGTAGTCTTTAACAATTGGAAAGAAATAGACACGATCCCAAAAGAAGCGAAGCTGATAGGAATAGGATTAGACTTTGGATACACGAATGACCCTACGGCAGCAATTGAGATTTACAACTATAACGGAACACGGATAGTAAACGAACTTGTTTACCGCACAGGAATGGTTAACTCAGACATCGCTAAGATACTTCCGTCAAGCATCATCATCTACGCAGATAGCTCAGAGCCTAAATCCATCGAAGAGATAAGACGTCAAGGCAAAACAATCAAAGGAGTAACGAAAGGATCTGACTCAATCAACTACGGTATTGACGTAATGCAAAGGCAAGACTATTTAGTAACTAAGCAAAGCACAAACCTGATCAAAGAACTACGCTCATATTGTTGGGATACTGACAAGCAAGGTCAACGAATGCGCAAACCGATAGACCACTACAATCACGCTATTGATGCTTTACGTTACCACGAGATGGAAGCACTCGGACTAAAATCAAACTATGGACAATACAACATCCGATGAGCTGCCTAAAATGATTAGGGTAGTAGAGCAATACATCAAAGACAAGACAGGCAAAAGAGTCAACATCGTATTTAATGACATCTTCAACGTCAGAAGACACACTCAGATGCTGGCTCAGGCTTATGCCTATGTGTTACAAAAAGACGAATCACAAGTTAAATAATTATGGAAGTACAAATAAACGTACCATCAACACTAAACGAAATCCCACTAAAGCACTATCAGGACTTTCTGAAGGTGCAACGTGACTCTACTGACGAGGAGTTTGTAGCTCAAAAGATGGTAGAGATATTCTGCGGAATCCGATTAGTAGAAGTAGCCAAGATAAAGCTGACTTCATTAAACGAATTGATAGCACACTTTACGCAACTGTTTAATCAAGTGCCTAAATTCACACCTAAATTTATGATAGGCGATATTGAGTTTGGCTTTATTCCTGAACTTGAAGAGATAACCTTTGGAGAGTACGTTGATTTGGATTCTCATTTGCAAAGCTGGGATAAATTCCACAAGGCAATGGCAGTTTTGTACCGCCCTATAAAAACACGAAGCGGAGATAAATACGAGATAGCAGAATACAACCCTAACAAAGATATGGAGGAGCTGATGCAGTACGCACCATTAGATGTATGTATT